ATCAGACATTTATTTTTGCGTACAGAGGGAAACCAAGCGATAAAAGAATTAAACAATTTTTCCATGAATATGGCATAGAGTATTCTCACATTAGCAATTCAGCACATGTACGTCTTAAAGAATTAAAGTGTCATGATGAATGGCCTAGTTTTACAGAAGGAGCACCAAAAAGTTTAAAACAAATAAAAGATTTTTGGGATTATTTAGGTAGTCGAGCCATAGTTTTTGGCAAAGGTACTTTCAAATTTGAGGATTGGATAATTAAAGATTATACTATTGATGAGTTGATTGAGAAAAAACTTATCAAGCCTGATGCAAAACTTGTTAAACATTTTGATTTACTACGAAAGCGCGCAAAAGGTCATGACGTTAAACAACATGATAAACGAATGCTATACATTAGAAAGGTTCTAAAGAACGGATTTGATTTTGATGGAAAAATTAGAATTAAATATGGAAGTATTCATAAAATAAAAGGAACTACGTTTGATAATGTAGTAGGAGATCTGAGTCTATTTAGAAATAAAAGAGAACCTCTATTTGTTGAATTAAGATTAAAGTACACAATGTTTAGTAGAGGTATTTATGATGTGTGGGTATTAAGATCAGAAACTGGAAAGGAGTTAGGAAGACATGGGACCATATGACAAACAGATAGGGGGAGCACACTACTTAAAATTTAAAATTCAGCCAAGTGAGTTTGCAAATAAGAATAATCTTAAATTTGCAGAAGGCAACGCAATAAAGTATATATGTAGGCATGCAGATAAAGGAGGAAAGCAGGATTTGTTAAAAGCAAAACATTACGTCGACATGATAATCGAAAGAGATTATCCTGATACACCACATGTTAAGCCTCTCCCTAAAGGGTTTAGTCTTAAACCTTCAGGAGATAAAAAATAATGTGTACTGCACCTGAAGTAGATGATTTAGATTTGAAAGGGGTTGATATCGTTGCAGTAGACTTAGAAACTTATGATCCTGATTTAAAAACTAAAGGATCAGGAGCTGTACGTGGTGTGGGTTATGTGTGTGGTATAGGAATATGCACCGGCAAACAGGCTTTATATTTTCCGATTCGACACGCGATGAGTGGAAATTTAGATCCTAAGAGTACTTGGAAAGTCTTAAATAAAAAACTATTTCAAAATTCTCATATTAAAAAAGTATTTCATAACGCCATGTACGATGTCTGTTGGATTCGTGCAGAAACCGGGCTCATGCCGAAAGGAGAGCTATTAGACACCATGATTGCTGCCTCAGTCATAGATGAAAATAGAATGAGATATACTTTGGATTCAATAAGTAAAGATTATCTCAGTGGAGAATCTAAATACAAATATGATCTCCAGGATAAATCCCTGAAAGAGTATGGTATTAAAGATCCTCTCAATAGTATGCATAAACTCCCTTATAGTTTAGTAAAAGATTACGCGGAACAAGACGTTAAATTAACTTTAAAATTATGGAATATATTTGAGCCTAAGCTAAAAGAGACTCTCTTTGTTAATCCAGAAGGAGAAAAGAAAAATTTACAAAAAATATTTCAACTAGAGACAGAATTATTTCCATGTCTTGTGGATATGAAATTTAAAGGAGTTCGCGTAGACGTTGAAAAAGCGAAGCAATTTGGAAACGAATTAGAAACAGAGCGAGAACAGCTCATAAAAGATATCCACAAAGAAACTGGAATTAAGGTAGAGGTGTGGGCCTCAGCATCTATCAAAAAACTTTTAGATCAACAACAAATAAAAGATTACAAAACAACTCCCAAATCAGGGATGCCTCAGCTTCCAAAACAATATTTAAGAACACATAAAAATAAATACTTACGTATGATAGCACGCGCAAGAGAATGTGATAAAGCAAAGAGTGCTTTTGTAGAAGGACTTCTAAGTTTTGTGCACAAGGGAAGAATCCATGCAGATATAAATCAAATTCGATCGGACCAAGGAGGAACGGTAACAGGAAGATTTTCTATGAGTAATCCAAATCTTCAGCAAGTACCAGCCAAAGGGGAAATAGGAAAAAGAATTAGAGAAATATTTATTCCTGAAGAAGGATGTACGTGGGGATCATTCGATTACTCTCAACAAGAACCTAGAATTGTAGTTAATTATGCATTGAAATGGGATTTACCTGGGACTGACTCTTTAGCTGAAGCTTACAGTGAAGATCCAAAAACAGATTTCCATAAAATTGTCGCCGACATGGCTAAGATTCCTAGATCTCAGGCTAAAACAATTAACCTGGGATTATTTTATGGTATGGGAAAAATGAAATTGCAAAAAGAATTAGAACTTACACCTCAACAAGCACGTGATTTATTCTATGAGTATCATTCCAAGGTTCCTTTCATTAAGGAATTATCCAATGGGCTTATTGAATTTGCTGAAAAACATGAGCTTATTTATACCCTAGGGGACAGATTTTGTAGATTTAATAGATGGGAACCTTACGATAAACAATGGAATGCAGAATTAGGAAGATTCGAAATTGAAATAAAAATTGAGGAAAAGAAATACAATGAAGAAAAAGAAGAATGGCAAATTATAACTTCATATAAATATGAACCTGTTCCTGTCTTAACAAAAGAACAAGCTAAATTAAAATACCATGAGCAATATCCAGAGGATAAAGAATACAATAATTTTAATGGACATTATCGTTTAGCATTTACATACCGAGCATTGAATAGATTAGTTCAAGGAAGTGCCGCGGACATGACAAAACAAGCAATGGTAAATCTTTACAAAGCTGGTATACTCCCGCACATTCAGATCCATGATGAATTATGTGTTTCTATACCGGATGAAGAAACAGCTCACAAAGTAAAAGATATCATGGAAAATGCAATTAGACTTAGGATACCAAATAAGGTAGACTACGCGTCCGGTGAAAACTGGGGTGACATAAAATAGGAGGAAACTATGGAAAAAGCGAAACAACTTTTAGCATTAGCAAAAGCTAATCCTAAAATATCTGCTGCTGTTGTAGTAGTAATTGTTGCCATTTATTTTTTAGCAACCTAAGGATTATATGTTAAATGGCTTATTTAAACGCAAACATTCCTGTGATCTATGCACAGATCCGGAGAGAATATCTCTATGATCTTAAAGCACACCATGGAGAAGTGGAAGACTGCCTTCTTTTTGGCGTGGCATCGATTACAGGGCGGCCTATACTCTTTCATGCAATTATGGAAAATGGTGCTGTCTTCTATCGGTTGCCAATTAGTGCGTTTATGCAAAGAGGATTTGAGCCAGAGGAAGTTCCTAGGACTCGGCTGGACCAGCTGGAGCTTTGGAATTGCTTTAGTTACTATCCTGCTGTTACTAATTACGATATTCTAGACGGCCAATCCGGCAAATATATTGATAAAAACAAGAAATGGAATGTAGGATCCTATCTTTTCACAGTTGACTGGGCTCATCCAGAGAGTAATATAGTGGACACAGATCATTCTGAAATACCGCACGAACATAAGTGCGCACACATACTTGCTTTGGATGATGGCAATTATGCGGCTCAGCCTAATAATAGACTAATATGGAGTATCCCATCTTTCACTGTGAAAGATGAAATTCCTTTCGATTGGAAGGTACAAACTTCCGAATGGAATGTAGAGGATAGTAGTAAATGGAAAACAGAAGATAGCGACAACTACTTCTATGAGATTGAGGAAACAAAAAATGGAAAATAAAACTTGTAAAAAATGTGGACACTTATGTCACTGCATAGAGGCAGACCATGAAGGCTGTAATTGTTCTTCATGTGATTGTAAAGAACCGGAAGGTTTAGTTCTTGATGACACGAACGAGTGTGAAGCATGCCAATAGAAGAAAAAGAAACCTGCAATATGCATACCAAAGAAAAAGAAAAATCTGGTACATGTTGTCGCGTAAACGAAGACCAAGAAAAAGCGGAACAATTAACATATGAATACACAGTTAAAATTCCGGAACAGAGAAAAGTTGTAAATGAACGATAAACTAATCGCCGCACTACTCATTGAAGGGATGAAAAATGAGATACAACAGTTTAAGGGCTTTAAAGTTTTTAAGGGCACGAAGACAAGCCCGAATAAGAATGGTAAAAACAGAAAAATGGGTTCGATATATCACTATATTTCTGTTCTTTTGCTTATTACTCGCAGTTGGGGAACCAGTTTACGGGTGAGCCGTGCATAATTTCCCCTACGACATCCAAATGACTGGAATGTTCATATTTATTACGCTATACTTAGTCATGGAGATTATATTTTAATGAGACGAAAATTACGTGCATTTTTAAATACATATGACCTGGAGTACCGACTACTTGTAGTAGCTGCTCTAGCATATTTATATTATATACATATAGTGAGCTGTTAATAATGGCTGACAAGCTAATGACCTTATTAGTTGGACTACTCATAGCCCTAGGGGGCTGGAGTCTTTCGCGTACCTTTGAACTCTCTACAATTCAAGCAGTACATGAAGATAAAGTGGATAAATTAGAGAGACATGTCGAAAGACTTAATATGAAAATGGATCAGATGATGGA